AATAAAGAAATTAGAAACCTGGCAATATTACTTATCATTGAGATGATAACAGTGCCAATAATATTATTTTTAGTATCTGAATGGTGGAATATGCATATAAAGTTAGGACAGATATACTTTATATTAGTTGGATTTCTGGTGTTCTCAGCAATTATAGGTGCTATTATAAAGAAAATAAGTGAGTATTAATGGAAAATATTTTCCATAATAAGAGTAATTAATAGTAATAATGGAAAAAGATCTAACATTCAAGCAGAAGTTATTTATAAAGCATTACATGACAAATGGATACAATGCTACACAAGCTTATATGTCTGCATATCCTGATAGTAGTTATGAAGCAGCACAATCAAGTTCTTCTGACCTCCTAGGAAATCCTATTATAAAGGAGTATTTACAGAAAGAGCAAGATGAGGTTGCTGATGCTTTACTTCTTACAAAGGAGAAGATTATAAATAAACTTATGGAGATAATCAGAGGTACTGGCAGGGAGAGTGATAAAGTATCTGCTATGAAGTTACTATCTGATATAACAGGATTTAAAGATATTAAAAGAATTGATATAACTACTGGTGGTAAATCACTATCAGATTTATTAGGATTTGATGATGAGTAAAGTTACATTACATAAGAAGTTCAAACCCTTGTTTAAAAATAATACAAGGTATAACATTGTTACTGGTGGCAGAGGTTCTGCAAAAAGTTTCAGTATTTCTACTTACTTATGTCTACTCTTACAATTTGAAAGTAATCACACAATTCTTTATACCAGATTCACACTCACATCAGCAACCATTTCTATAATACCAGAGTTCATAGAGAAAATTAAACTTTTAGGTCTTGAGGATTGCTTCAGTGTAACACAGGACAGTATCATAAATAACCTCACAGGAAGTAGTATTATTTTTAAAGGTATCAGAACATCATCAGGTGATCAAACTGCTAACCTGAAGTCTGTACAAGGTGTTACAGTGTGGGTAATGGATGAAGCAGAGGAGTTAATAGATGAAGAAATCTTTGATAAGATAAATTTATCTATTAGAAGTATTATGAGACCTAACAAAGTAATACTTATTCTTAATCCTGCCACAAAAGTACACTGGATATACAAAAGATTCTTTGAAGTACAAGGTATTACCCCAGGTTATAATGGTGTACAGGAAGACATTACTTACATACACACTTCTTACTTAGATAACATCAAGAACCTGAATGAGAGTTTTATATCTGAAGTAGAGTATATGAAGTTACATAATCTTCTGAAGTTCAATCATATCATCATGGGTGGATGGTTAGATACTGCAGAAGGAGTTATATTTACAAATTGGGAGTATGGTGAGTTTGATACTACACTTGAATATGGATATGGTGCAGATTTTGGATTTAAATCAGACCCTACCACTGTAATAAAGGTTGCAATTGACAAGAAGAAACAGATTATCTACCTCTCTGAGGAACTTTATAAACCTAACTTAACTACATCAGAGATATATGACCACATAAAAGATGCAGTAGGTAATAAGGAAATTATTGGTGATAATTCAGAACCACGCTTGATAGAAGAACTCAAGAGAAAAGGTATAAATATAAAACCTTGTGTGAAAGGTGCAGGAAGCATAGGTGAGGGAATAAAGATAATACAGGATTATAAACTTGTGGTAACACCTGATTCATACAATATTGCAAAAGAACTAAATAACTATTGCTGGTCAGATAGAAAATCTGATGCACCAATTGATATGTATAATCACTGCATTGATGCAGTGAGATATAGAGTATCACACCAATTAAAGAATCCAACAATATCAAAATATTACGTAAGATGATTATAACAATAAAACAATATTATACTATTCAGGAACTTCAGAAGAAGTATAAGGATGATGTTGATACATTAGGTATGGAAATAATTAAAGTATTTAAAGGAGAAGATTTGAGTAAAATATCTCTTGAAGAGTCTGAAGTTCTTCTTAATGATATAACTGCTCAACTCACTAATGTAAAGGAACTACCTCTTGTTCACAGATTTAAACAGGATGGAGTTTCTTTTGGTTTCATACCTAATTTAGAAGATATTAGTGTAGGTGAATTTATTGATTTAGATTCACTAATGAAGCAAGATCCTTTACAACTTGAACAAATTATGTCTGTATTATATAGACCTGTCAAAAAGTCATGGTTCAGTAAGTATTCTATAGAGGATTATACAGGAACTGATAAGTATAATAAGATATTTTTAAACACTGATTTCAGAATCATATTAGGTGCTATCTTTTTTTTTGCAATTTTAAAAGAGAGTTTGTTGAACCATTTGGATACTTATACTCCACAGATGAACACCTTGAAGAAGAAGATGGTGTAATGTTATCTGAGGAAGAAAGATTTAGTGAAGAATTTGGGTGGTATCCAATGTTATATGTTGCTGCTCATGAAGATTACACCAAGATTAATGAGGTAACAACCTCAAGAGCAGATGAGTTCTTAACCTTTGTGAACTTTTACAAGAGAAAAACAACTCTTGATATAAAAAGAATGAAAAATAATAAATAGATATAGCTATGCAAGCATTTTATAGAATAACACAGAGGATAAAAGATATCCTGACAGCAGACCCTGATGTTAACACAGTATTTTTTGGTGTGGATAACTACAGAGACCTGTATAAGAAAGCAATTTATCCTGTTGCACATATAAATCCTGTGGGTAGTAACTTCAGTTCTTCACAGCAAAATGTTGTAACTCTTGAGATATCTGTTTTAGACCAGAGAGACTTATCCAAGAACTCTAATATTGAGAGCAAGTGGTTATCCAATGATAACCAGATAGATACTCTCAATACTGCACATGCTGTACTTAACAGACTTATGGCAACACTGAGATACACATATAATGATGGTATAGAAATATTATCTTCTACAGATGCTGTACCTGTAATATTCAGAGAGTTAGACTTAGTTGATGGATGGTTAATGACTGTAACTCTTGCAATACCTAATACTATAGATGTTTGTATAGAACCAGGAGTTGAACCACCACTGCCACCAGCTGTTCTTACTTACCAGTTCTCAAATATACCAGGAGATAGTCCAACAGAAGCATGTAATGATACTATTGCAGCACAGTTATACTCTATAGGTACATTATCTGTAACTACTGTATTATATGCTGATATAGACTTATCCACTCCTTTCCCAGGTGGTAATAAGTGGTATAGATCAGGTAGCAGTACATATAGAATAGATGCTGATGGTGTTATCAGAGAAGTAGCAGAGTGTTTAGAATACTATATTACTTTCACAGTAGCAGATATGGCAGTCCTTAAAACCAAAATGGGTATCACTGATGAAACAGTAGTTGCACAGTGGAATACTGCATTTAATACATATTATGGTGCTAACACATTTGCTGCATTCACTAAAGTATCTATAGTAGGTAACATGGTTACTTTATATGGTGGATTAGATGTTATACAAGTAATACCTCTTAACTTTGTAGGTATAAACTCTTTTGATACAACTGCTCCACTGCCAGCACTCAAACAATTAAACCTTGCAGATAATAATATAGTTACTTTTGATCCTTCTGTACAGATAACATCTGCTGTTATGCAGCAGTTATTGCTACAGAATAATAATATTGTAACTTTTAACCCTACACTTCCATTACCTAATCATACTACTGTCATTAATTTACGTGGTAATGAGATAGTAACTTTCAATCCTACACTACCTTTACCTACAGGTTTAAGTTCTTTAGTGTTGAGTTTCAACCACATAGTTACTTTTGACCCTACTATTCCTTTACCAATCAATCTACAGATACTTGTATTAAGTAGTAATCCTATAGTAGTATTCAATCCTACATTACAGTTACCTACTCCACTATCATTCTTGGAGTTAGACACTTGTTTGATAGTAAGTTTTGATCCTACACTTACATTTCCTACTTTAACCTCTATAAGTCTTGCAAATAATCCACTGACTTTCTTCAATGTGAACTTAATATCACTTGATGCACAGTTTTTATTATTTGATAATGATGCATTACCTCAATCTATAGTAGATGCTATACTTGCAAAAGCTGTTGCACTATCAATGGGTACAGCAGATAGAATAAGATTACAAGGAGGTACTAACTCTTGTCCTTCACCTGCTGGTGAAGCAAATAAAGCAACTCTTATAGCAGCTGGTGCAGATGTGAATACTAATGCATGTGGTCCAACTACCTGTCCATTAGGATATGAATATCAGGTAGATATGCACAACTGTGATTGTAGTTTCATAGGTTCAGCTTCTATAACAAATCAGAATGCTCTAACACTTTCTTCTTGGTATTATGATGCTGTAACAGACAGAAAGATAACAATACAAGGATTAGTTGGATGTGCTTCTGGTTTTACAAGAACTATATTAGATAGTACTAAAGTAGGTAGCTGTGCAGAAGTAGTATGTCCTAGTACTTGTCCTACTGCTTATATATATGATGTAGAAGTTTACAATTGTGATTGTTCATTCAATGGAACAGGAAGCATAGCAAATACTGAAGCACTTGTTCCTGGAAACTGGTACTTTGATGATGTATTAGGTAAAAAATTACTCATAGTAGATTTCATTAACTGTAGTGATGTAACAGACAGAAATATTGCTGCTTCTTCAGGAGTAACTGATTGTGCAGATGTAGTGTGTTTAGCATTTGGTTATACTTTTGATATGTGGACTTGTGATTGTATAAATCTTGGTGGTGGTAACTTCTATAATCCTACTGCACTTACTGAAGGCAACTGGTTCTATAATCCTATAACACAAAATAAAATAGTTATCACAGGATTCATAGATATGTCTCCTACGCCTACACCAGGTGTAAATTACATTGATGCAAATGGTGTATTATCATGTGGAGAAGTTGTGTGTCCTTGTACAAGACCTACAGGTTTAAATCAAGCAAGTCTTGTTGTATCATTCCTTACTGATGTAGATAGTCTTTGTGGAGAGCAATTATTTAGTGTACAAAGTGCAGCTACTTTAGGCGATGCTTGTGCAATATGGAGTACTCTTAAAAACTGTGGATGTGATGTAGTACCTGATACTGTAAGTTCATATAACATAGAATATGATATTTTAGAACCAGGAGGTAAACTATATGCAGGATATGATATTCCAAACTGTGATATTATAGTTGGACCAGGAAGATATTTCTTCTGGGATACTACTATAAATACACCTCCAGAATTCCAATCTTACTTCTGTCCATTAGATACAGTAACTATTGTAACTGTAGGAGCAGATGGAATAATATCCACTGTAGAACCTTGCACTTGTGCAAGACCTTCAGGACTTGAACAGTCAATCATATTAGCAACATTCTCTGGTAGTTCTGGAAGTTATTGTGGTACTACACCAAATAATATTACAGGTGCTGCAGATTTAGAAGCAGCTTGTGACTTATGGATAAGATTTAAAGAATGTGGATGTGCTCCTAACTCTTTAACAGCAACAGGATATAGCAGAATAGAAGTTACTTCTGTTATACCAGGTGAGAGAGTGTATATAGGTCATGGTACTGGTGATTGCACAGTAGCAGACCCAGGATTCTATTTTCATGTGCCTATAACAGATCCTCTGAATATAGGTGCTACATTATGTGGAACAAATACTGTGAATATTATCACTGTAGGACTTAATGGAATAATAGATGCAGTAGATACTTGTATTTATGTATGTCAAAGACCTGTAGGTTTACAACAGAAATTATTCTTGGAATCATTTGGTACTGTGAGTGATAGTCCTTGTGGAATTACTAACAATCAGATTGATGATACCACAAGTTTTGCACAAGCATGTGCAATGTTTACTACATTTAGAACTTGTTTATGTCCTTATCCTTTAGGTGCATATACTTCATTACAGATAGAGTTTAATACTCTTGCAGTAGGACAGAAAGTATTCTTAGGATATGGACTTACTATGTGTGAGTTCTTTGTAGAACCAGGTAGATATTTCTTCTGGGATAGTAATGTTGATACAGAATTATCACTTAGAAACTACTTCTGTAACACTGCTACTATCAAAATAGTAACAATTGGTGCAGATGGTAGAATAACTAATATAACAGATTGTACTTATGGAGGTCCTGTAGATGAGTTTATAGAATTTACTACATCAAATATGACTAATCTTCTTACATTTCTTGAGATAACAAATGCAAATGATGTTGACCAATGGAATGCTGGTTTAGAAACTTGGTATCAGTATGTTATTGAACCAAGTGATCCACCTATAACAGGTGCATCTTTCACATATGTTGAAGTAGTAGGTAATAGAGTTAAGTTAGTGGGAGGATTAAATAATCTAAAAGTTATATACTTGGGAGGACTTAATTTACTTACTTTCACAACTAATAGTACACTACCTGTAATAGAAGATATACGTTTGAATGGTAATGCTTCACTTGTTGTAGATGTGAATATGTTTTCAGCATTTACAACATTACAGTGGCTTAATTTAGATAGTACAGGCATAACATCATTCAATCCAACAAGTGCTCTTCCTGCAAGTTTAAAGGATTTGAGATTAAGAAATAATGTATTAACTACATTCAATCCTACATTACCTTTACCAAGTGGATTGCAGTATCTTTATTTGACTAATACCTCAATAACAAGTTTTAATCCTACACAGGCATTACCTGCTTCTCTTATTGAGTTATATTTAGGTAATAATAATATAGTAACATTCAATCCTACTATACCTTTACCTTCTACTCTTAAAATTCTTGCTTTAAATAGTTGTGGAATAGTAACATTCAATCCTTCTGCAGGTGTTTTACCAGCAGGACTTACAAATTTAGTATTAGGAAATAATGCAATTGTAACCTTTAATCCTTCTGTTGCATTACCTTCAAGTTTAAACTACTTAGACTTGCAAAGTAATCAGATAGTGACATTTAATCCTACAATTGCTCTACCAGCATCACTGCGTACTTTATATATGCTTTATAATCCTTTGTCTGGTTTTGCTCCTACAGCAACTTTTCCTAACTT